GCCCCCTTAATCGGCGATTTGAACAAAGTTACGTTCAAAGTCGATTTAGGGGTCAACACGAGTATCACTTTTCGCGTTGCTGATCCGACGGTCGCCCGTCTAAATCAGCTCGGACTTGCTAACCCTGCCTCTGTGGCTTGGGAGCTCGTTCCATGGAGTTTCGTTATCGACTGGTTTATACCTGTCGGTAACTTTCTCCAAGCGTGGACTGCTCGTGCTGGGATGTCTTTCGTAACGGGCTCTAGAACCCGTCGTCTGACTCACTCCTGGGAGGGTTCTTACCCCATCAGGTCCGTATCTGGTTTACCAGATAAGCTCGATAGTTTCGAGCGCGGTAGTGGTTCAGCGAAAGGTATTGTTGTATCTCGTCAAGTGCTCGGAAACTTTCCGACACCTAAGATATACAGCAATCCAAGTCCGTTTTCGACAACCCGAGCTGCGAACGCTGTTGCGCTCGCACTCACTAGCCAGAAGCTGTTCTAGCTTCAAGCCGACAGCAGTCGGTTCTTACACCAACCTGAATGGAACACCCGGTACTTTCCCGGCCATTCTATCATGGAGCTATCATGCCCCAGCTGCAGAACCTCGTCCTCACGGACAGGGCAGTCACACCGGTGAACCACACTTTCACGCCGATCAACATTGACTCCAATGGAGTTGCTGTTGTCGGCGAGGTAAGTGGTGTTCCGATCGGCGAGCCGAAGTACACCCTTCAGAATAAGAGGGTGAACGGGCGGTTCAAGGTCACGCTGAAGCTCAGCGTGCCCGTGGTGAGCACTCAGGTGATCAATGGGATTTCTACCCCAGTGATCGTCCGTACTGCTTACGTGGACTCTACGTTCACGTTTGACGCTACCAGCTCCGAACAGGAGCGGAAGGATATCGTTGGAATGTTCGCGTCGTCTCTCGACAGCGCGAAGGTTCTTGTCAACGATACTCTCGTGAAGCTTCAGGGCATCTATTGATGCCTGGAAGCGACATTGATCCTGAGCTTCTTTTTGCTTTCGGATCAAGAATCGCTGATTTGTTTCAGCGGTTCCTCGAGATGTTCTCTTCCTTCTGAGCATTAGCTCAGTGGTGTCACACCACTAACCCAGGAGTACCTGTGTTGAACCATAGAGACGAGGCTAGTCAAGCCTATGCTCTAAAGCCCTCGTTCCATAGCCGGCTATGCAAGTCTTTCGAGGCTTGCTTAGCTTCTGGTGTGCCAGAGTCTGGTAAAACAGCTCTTGCATTTAAGCATACATATTTAGCAGGTAGTTATCTGTCTAAATACTGTGAGCTTAACCCTGACACGGCAAAGGAACGACATGATCGCGCTATTAGTAAGTGGCGGATCATGGAACTTCGTAACGCGCGAAGCAATCAAAGATTGTTCGCGGAGTGGTTGACGGATGCCAGGTTTAACACCAAGCATTCATCTATTTCAGCCCTTCGCATCACGGAGATTGCTCGCCGGAACATACTTCAGATACTCGGAGATAAACCATCGTTGGATGTCCTTTACGGGACATTTAGCGGTGGCGCATCCATGGGTTTCCGAAAGTTTGCCGGGAACGTTGCCGCGAAGTTTAAGGCAGGAGCGACTGTCACCGAAGCGTGCCTCCCACTGTTTCAGGATATCCTGGCTCAGTGTGAGACGTGGAAGCTATACCGGGGTGCTTTGCATCCCGAGATAGTCGGTGGTGGCAGCTTGTTCACAGTCCCTAAGAACTCTGAAATAGATCGGTGCGCCGTAAAGGAGCCCGATCTTAACATGTTCTGCCAAAAGGGTGTAGGTGATTTCATTCGAAATCGCTTACGCTCTGTCGCTCGGATTGATCTCAATGATCAGTCTAGGAATCAGCGGTTGGCCCGTAAGGGCTCGATCGACGGTTCTTTGGCGACTCTGGACTTATCTTCAGCATCTGATTTGATCAGTGATGGTCTCGTCAGACTGCTGTTGCCAGAAGCTTGGTTTGATCTCCTTAATGCTGTACGTTCACAGAACGTGTTGTGTGAAGGGGTTTGGACTGAGCTGAACATGTTTTCCAGTATGGGCAACGGCTTTACGTTTGAGTTAGAGAGCTTGCTCTTTTACTCGATCGCTAGAGCTGTTGCTTATCTTACTGGAACCAGAGGTGCTATTTCTGTGTACGGAGACGATATCATCGTCCCCTCCGCCATAGGCGGACTGCTTTCTAAGGTCCTATACTGGTACGGTATGAAGGTTAACACCGACAAATCGTATTGGAAAGGGCCTTTCCGCGAATCTTGCGGGAAGCATTGGTACTCAGGAGTAGACGTAACCCCGTTCTACGTTAAAGAGTCTATCGACTCTGTAGAAAAGCTTATTCACTTCTTGAATAGGCTTAGACGCTGGGCAATCTTGCCCGGCTTCTCAGATACTTGTGATCCCCACTTTGAGAAGTTCTTCTCGAAGTGGTCTCGTTACGTCCCAACCTGCCTTTACGGCGGCTACGATTTGGCGAGAAAGGATTCACTTGTCACCACTCACAAACCTCGTATGAAGTTGGTGAGGCTGCATAAGGTTGTAAAGCCTGATGCGGCAGGTGCGTATCTGCAGTGGTTGCGTCTAGCGGATGACCGCAAGACACTCGGAGAGCCGATAATCACTTCATCAGTGACCGTTGAGCTCTCAGGGTTTCGTCTTCGGCGAAACGCTTGCACAGGGATTAAGAGCATTCCGACGTTTCCCGGAGAGGGAGACGTCTGAAGCCTTAAAGCCTATAAGGAAACCTCCGCAAAACAGAGGTTGGGTGGTTGTCTGAAA